GTTGCAATTGCCGTTGGTGCTACCGGAGCTACTGCTTCAGTAATACCCATAATCTTATTCCAAGTTCCGTTTCCAACAATACCATCTGCCGTTAAACCATTCTTTGATTGATATGCTTTTACTGCTTCTTCAGTTTTAGGTCCAAAGTTTCCAATTGGGTCTAATCCTAATTTAATTTGTAATTGTTTTACGTTTTCGTTGTTATCACCTCTTTTTAATAACATATAGATACCTCTCTATTTATTTCTTTTTAGATTCGTTTTTACTTCTTAATTTAGCCAAATCAGAACTTTCAATTTCACCATCACCATCTACATCTAATTTTTTTTGTCCACCTTTTAATTCAGCTTCTTTAATTTTACTTCTTTCTGCTAATTCGGTTTGAATCCCTTTAGCTAAGTTAAAAAACTTTTTCTTTTGTTCTGGACTTAATTCAGCTGGAGATTTAACACCAAATTTATTTAACAATTTGTGAAATACTTTTTGATATTCACCTTCTTCTTTCATTACTTCTCTAACGATGTTTTTGAAATGTTCTCTACTTAAAGTTAATTTCTTTTCATCACCTTGAGTTTGCGGTAATCCGTTTGCTACATTTGTATCGGTATCTGCTGGTACAGTGTCTTCACCCATCCAACATTCACATACTTCTTTACCACATTTAGGACAAACATCTATTTCGTTTTCCTTTACTAATTTATGTCCTTTTGAAGCTATTCCTAAAGCTCCCATTGGAACTAATCCTGATAATTTCATATTATGCCTTTTTAATTCTTACTGTTTGATATTTATCCATTTTCTTTAAATTCTTAGCTTGTGTTTCAGCTGAATTTTTAGGAGCTGGTTGAGTTATTGTTCTTCTATCTGCATCTTTACTTGCACCCTTTGGAGTTGCAGTAACTACATATTTATCTAAAGCCATAGGTTTCTTTGGTTTTACACCCTGGTCTTCAGTTACTTCATTTGGCTTATCAATTTCTTGAATAGTACTTGCCATTTTTATAATTCTTTCTTTAATTTTTCTGATATTATTTTCAGTTCTTTTAAAGAAATCATTTTTACCTAAATTTGTTTCACTTTTAAGTTTAGAATACCAACCCATAAATTTTTCAATTTCTGCTAATTGGTTTTTTAATTCTCTAATACCATGTGATACTTTTTGAGATGGAGTTCTAGTCTCATCTCTTTTTAATTCTAACCAACGATTTTCATCTATACTTTTAGCAAATTCAAATCCTTTACCAGATGATTTTACTTTACGTGCAATATCACCTTTAGTATCTTTACCAAATGCAAAAGGAGTATTATATCCATCTGCATTTGCACTACTATTTTCCTCTTCGATTTTTTTCTCTCTAAGTTTAGTTCTAATAGTCTCTTTTAATTTAGCTATATCTTCTTTAGATAATTCCTTTTTGAACATCTTTTAATTCCTTTTCCAATTCATAACACATAATTAAAGATGTGATATGATTGTCTTTTATTTTTTGTGAATTACCAATTTTAGATAATTGGTTGATTGTTTCTGCTAATTTAATTTTTGTAACTTTATCATTAATTTTAGAAGAAATTCCTTTAAATTCTTTTGTTAAAGATTTAACTTCGGTAATTACATGATTTTTTAAATTATCTGAATTTGTAAATGAATTTATATATTCTTTTAATAAACCCTTTTGTTTATCGTTAAGATTATTATATTTTTTATTAAAGCTATCTACCAACATTTTATAAGAAAGTAATTGAATTTCTTTATCTTCTTTCTTTAATTCTGTTGCAATTGTAGATTCCGTAATTGTTTTTACTTGTGTTTTACCTACTAAATGTTCTACTAATGTAAATTTAGTAGCCACATAATCTTTAGGGTCGTAGTTTTGTTCGTTATTTGTTTTATATTCAAATATCTTATAAACTGATGCTAATACTTTATAGTTAGGTATTTGAGAACGTAGAAACTCATCGATAGAATAGTTATCTTTGATTTCTTTAATTAGATTATACTTCTCTTTTAAGATTTTCTTTTCATCTAATTTAGCTCTACTTTCTACTACTGCATCTACAAAACGCTCTGCTCTGTTTTCACTATTGTATCTTTCTGAAACAATAAATTGATAAAGTTTTAATTCGTTAGACAACTCAGTCTTTGAATTAAAATATTTCTTTAATAATCCTTCTGCTATACCCTTTCTATTATTAAGGATATCAGAGGTTACTTGTCTCACTAGCAATTCAAACAAAAAGCCTGTGTTTCTAAATTTTGAATGTTTAATTTGTTTCATTTATATACATTATTCCATTTATAAATATAAGGTGTTAAAATAAGAATTAATTTTCTATGATATTTTGTTCATCTAACATAGATTTTCCTTCACTTATTACCTTTTTACCACCTCTAGATAAGTTTTTCTTTAACATATCTATAAAACTTTCGTTTTTATATTGATTCTTTAAGTCTTTACTACCGGTTACATCTCTACCAAATGGAGATTTATCTTTACCTCTAGTTGAATATTCTTTAGGTCTGCCTACTAATTTAGCTTCGTTTTGTTCTTCATCATCACTTTCTTCATCTTCACCACCCAATTGTGCTTTTAACTTTGCAATTTGGTCTTCAACATTTAATGGTTGTCCGTTTGGTGTTGGTTCTTGTTCTTCAGGTGCTTCCTCTCCACCTTGTTCTGGTTGTTCTTCACCTCCCATTTGTGGTTGTTCTTCACCATCAGTTGCCATTGGTTGTCCATTTTCATCACTACCCAATGCAGGTTGTTGTCCTAACATTCCTTGTTGGTCTTGTGGTTTTTCGGTTCCAGTTTGTTCTAAATTATTAAGTTTGAAAGTAAGCATTGCATCTTTTTTCAATCCTTCGATTTGTAATTCGGCTTCTTCGTAACTGAAATTAAGTATATTTTTGTATATCCATTCTTTAGAAATTACTTTTAATTGGTCCATCTTTTGTACCAATTCCATTTTCATTGTCCAAAGATTAATTTTTTCTTGTTCGTAAATTAAAGATGGTAGGGTTAATTGTAATTCAAAGTTTGTTAATTCACTATCATCAACTCCTTGTGCATATAAATGTGCGATTGCAATTTTTTCTAAACCATCTACAATTATTCTTTGGAATCTTTCAATAGTTTTTGCAAATCTCATATCCATTGCAGCTAAAGTAGCTTTTGAATTACCATCTTCTAAATAACCTAAATGTTGTTTAGGTATCTTTAATGCTGCAAACATTTTATTTTTTAAATAATCAATATCTTCCATTGGAGCGTATTCCAAACCATCTAAGTTTGTAATTTCAGTTCCACTATCATTACCTCTAACTGGTAAATAGAAATCTTCCATTAGGTTTTGAATATTATATTTTTGATTATATTCACCACTTTGTTGGTCTATGTATGGAGTTTTCTTAGATTTGTTGATAATTTTTTGCATATAGTTATCAACTTCATTTGGGTTAATACCACCCACATCAATTTTAAATATTCTTTTTTGTGGAGCTCTTACAATTCTATGGATAATCATTGCATCTTCCATTAATTGAATTTGTTTCCACAATCTTCTTGCTCCCTCTAAAAGCGATTTACCATAAGGTAGGAAGTTTGTATCGGATAATAAACGGAAGTGAGCAATCTCATAGTTTTCATATTCGGTTTTTTGACCTGCTATGAATAATGATTTAGTTGCTAACGGAGTATGAACAAATTTAACAGCCTGCCAGTTATTTGGATCGTATCCTTCTACTCTTGTAATTTCATATACTGAAAGAGGTTGTACACCCACTACTCCTAAGTTTTCTGCAATTTCTAAGTGTAAAAAGAAATCTCCATATTTAACTAAACTTCTAACCCAAGGCCACATATTAAATTCTACATTTACAATATCGTAGAACAAATTGGTTAAAATATCTTTAATATGATCGTTATTCGTTTTTATTTCAATAACTCTACCATACTCATTTTTAGAAGTTGATTCATCTGCAAATATATCTAAAGCCGCTGATATAATTGGATCTTGATCCATTGCATCATAATCTCTAAATAACTCTTGTCTAATTTGTTGATATGCTAAATAGTTCTCAAAGGTATTGTTCATAGCCGATGAGTGTAATCTCATATATCTATCTCTTAGATTTGTTGCAATTGCTTGTGTTTCATCAAAGTCAATTACTTTTAATCTACCACCTTGGTTTCTTACGATTACCGAAGTAGAAAAGAGCTTCTTTAACCTGCCGTAAAATGAATTATCTGCCATATTTTTTTATTACCATTTTTTACAAGACCAATAGTTTGCTTTGGTTCTTGGACCAGGATTAGTATCACAATGCATTCTTGCTCTAAATGATTTTCTTCTCTCTGGATTATTTTTCTTAATCACCATTCCTTTTTGGCCAAAGTTTACTTTAACAACTCTACCTGCTGGATTCTTTACATAAACTTTAAACTTTTTAACATCACCTTGCATTGGTTTGTTAAGAGTTACAGATTTACCTTGATATTCTGCTTCGTTTAAAGATTCATTATACGCTTCTTTTTCTTTCATTTTTGTTTTTAAGAAAGATAAGAAATCTTCTAATTCATCCTGATATTCACTATCCACATCATACTCATCAATATCATCATCCTCAACTTCTTCTTTTATTTTACCAAATGCCATTGCATAAGGGTCAGAATATATTTTACCCAATTCAAATTTAACACCACTTTCAAATGTATGTGTTTTCTTTGTTGAAGATAAACCAAAAAATTCATATAAAAAACTTTTCTTCATATTATTTTACTATATTTGTATAATATATAAATATTAGATTATCTAATAAGCCACCTCAAATCTTCAAAATCATCTTTGTTAAGTGGCATTTTATATGGATCTTCTTGGAAATCACGAGAACTATAAACACCAGTCTGATCATATTCAGTTCTAGTAAATCCGTTTAATGTGCTATAAGACATTTGGCCTCTTTCATTTCTCAATCTTAATGCAGTATCTCTAACCCATAAACCAATACCCATACTCATTGTTAAGTCATCATTATAACCCCTTGCTGCTTCTGCTCTACCATTTACCCAAACGAAAGTAAATAACTCATCTATCGTTCTCTTAGAGTGTATTATAAGGGATTTATCTTTCATATATTGGTCTATCTTAGAAACAATCATAGGACGAGTTTTCGATGAAATGGTAAACCCTGGTATCATTTGTTTTTGTTCTCTATACCATTTGTTAGTCCATTGTGTATCAGCATCTACATACTGAACATCTTTATTACTCCAAAATAAATTCTTATAATCTCTATCTAATATCTGTTGAATAGTTGCCCAACCAATGTTTGCATTATCTACAATAAGTAATGCATCATTGTATTCGGTTGCTACTGAAATTAAGAAATTACCAAAATCAGTAGGTTCTATCTTACCTTTATATTCTGCAACTTGTTCACAACTTTCGGCATCGATAACATGGAATGCACTATAATCGGCACCATCACCTCTACTTACGTCAGCTGTTACTACATATGTTCTACTATAATCTGCTTCTCTCCATTTCCAATAGTTACCATCAAACCCACCTTTAGATGTTGGTTCAATCACATAATTATTGGTATACCATTGTAATAATTCACCATCAATTACATTATCACCAGAACTAATAAAGTCACAATCACACTCTTGTGCTGCTTGTTTTTCACCTAATTGTTTAGTTTGTTCATCTCTCCAACTTTGTTCTCTATCAGGGTGAACTGTCCAGTGTAGTTTGATTGGATTGAAAAGGTTTTGTCCATTTTCTGCACCAACCCACATTCTGTGAAACCAGTTACCCACACCATTTGGAGTAGAAAGTGCAATACAGTCACCACCGGTTGCAAGTGTTAACTGAGTACCAGTCCATATTTCATCAATATAATCAATGAACGCGGCCTCATCGAATACCAATAGTGATAAGGCTTCAGAACGACCAGAGTCAGGTTTTGAAGATACCGCTTTGATTTGAGAACCATTTTTTAAACGAAGGGAAAGTTTGTTATCTTCCGATTCTGCAACTCTTAACCATACAGGTAGAAGTTGATTCATCGTTCTAACTTTTAATACTAAGTTCTTTGCTACATCTTGTTTGTTCGCAATAATAAGAACGTTGAAATCCTCTTGGAATATCATTTTCCATAAAGAATAACCTGCTACTAATGTTGAGATACCTAACTGACGAGATTTTAATACAATGTTGTATCTATGTGTTGCGAAATCCGTTAACGCATCTTCTTGGAAAGGATATAATTCAAATGGAATTTTTCCTCTCATTGGATGTTGGATTTTACAATACTTTTTCATGAAGTATACCGGATCGGATGCACACTTCTGATATTGTTCCTTTATTACATCCTTTAAGGATTTTTGTGGAGTACTCATTATTTTCTTAATCTAATCTTCCAATATACACCACCATTGATATAAGCTGATAATTTACCATTTGTTCCGTCCGTTGTTCTATTAGCTACACCAATTCCTAAATTGTATATTTTGTCCGATTTTGTATTAATTAACACACCTAAACCTAAATGAGATACTACATCTGCTTTGTTAAATCCACCTTCAATACCATAGAATACTTTTGTTTTAGGTAATTCTTTTACAATTGTAGTATTATTGATAATTCTTTGTTTAACTTTTGCAGTAAATGTTCTACCCTGAATTGCGTTCTTAGATATTGTATCTGTTAATGTTACAAATCCTAAACTATCAGGTAATCTTAAAGTATCTTTGTATATGTTTTTAGCAAAATAATCATGTAATATTGCATTAGTATCTATATTTGCTAATTTAATTGTTGTATCATGTAAGATAGTTGTGTGAACAATATCTTTACCTTTTTTCCAAAGTGTTTTTATTTTTTCTACTTCGGTTGTATCGTGAATTTCTTTGATAACTTCGTATGCCTTGCCATCCACCACCATAGTTTTACCTATTCCTAATTTACCACCTTTTAATTGGTAGATAAAAAATGCAATAAATGCAACTAAAAGTATGTTCTTAATCGTTGAAAATTTCATTGTATTTCTCCTTTATTATATCCCAATCCTCATCTACTGCGGCTTGGAATTTTATTATTAATTCTTTTAGACCCTCTATATCTGAATCTAAATCTGCTTTCACTTTATCAATGTCACCATCAATACTCCACTTTTCAATACTACCATCTGCATTTACAAAAGTAGGAACTGTGTCTGCATCTTTTCTTGCTTGTTCAAATCTTTTTAGGTCATCTTGTATTTGTCCTAATGTATTTGAGTTTATTTTCCAAAATTCATAGTTTTGATATAAACCTGCTTCTCTCATCTTTGCTTCTCTTTCCACTAAACAATTTATACAATAACCAGTCTTTTTGATTATTTTTTTATGTGCTGCAGTTAATTTAAATGTTTTACACTCTTTTGATTTACAAGTGTTAAGTTCATCTAAATATGCTCTAGCTTCATCATATTGAGTAACACGCATTACAAATCCATCATGCTGTTCCCACTCCTTACCATCTGCATCCGTCCATTTATCACCAACTTCTCTCTTAACCTTTTTTGCTTCCCACCCCAATGTAGCGTTTCCACTATCAATACCCCTCATAGTATCTAATATCTTTTTTCTACTAGGGTGTATCCAGGTTTTCTTGTCTTTATTACCTTTACTCTTTATAATCATATTTGTAAC